CAGCGACAGCTTGTTCTGCGGCAGCCTTCTCAGCGACAGCTTGTTCTGCGGCAGCCTTCTCAGCGACAGCTTGTTCTGCGGCAGCCTTCTCAGCGACAGCCGTCTCAGCGGCGATACGTTTAGTTTGTTCGTTAATATTACGAGGTCTTCCGCGACCTGACATTAAAAAATTTACCATTATGTATTAAATATACATAATGGGTAGAAATTTCTAAATATGAATAAACATTTTGTATATTTGTAATTGTTATTACTTTTTATTAGTCTCAGTATCTAATGTACCAATAGCACAAATATATGGGTCGTTTAATTCAAACCGAATACCTACTATTTTTGTTGTAATTACACTGTTTTCTTCAATAGTTCCAAACAGTTTGTTTGTAAAATGATGGTCTCGTGCGATGAATATGGTAACCGGCATATTCCCTTCATTATCAATAACCTCTCCGTGTATTCCGGCTTTTGTAAGAGTTTTAACCTTACAGTCCATAACCATATCTTCTACAGGATGACATACCATACATTCAAATACAGTTTGAAACTCAACCTTTTCGTTATTGACAATACCAGCTGAGTATGTATTTACACGAACCGAATTAGGTTTAATATAACCATCTTGAGTGCATTTACCTTCAATACTGTATGATATACTTCGTTCTAAATTCTGTTTTATATTTTGACCGACTTGGTCCATTGTTAAAAACACTTTTCTGGTGAGCAATTCATTAGAGTATACTCCTTGCGTATTTGATTGTTTATCCATATCTACTAATATATAAATAGATTATCTTTTATGTAGGTTTGGTTCAATATGGAAATTTCAATTTTCTATATTGAAAGATTACGAACGAGAAACACCTATAAATGTATCTACATTCTTGTTACGTAAAACCGTGTCAAAAAACCATCGTTTTCCACTACGTTCTTCGTCAAGTTTTCTGAATATAAGTTCAAAAATAACACATGTTCCTTGTTTTAAAACAATATCATAATCTATCTTTAATACGATAGGTAGTTCGTTCATTTTTTTGATAACGTCATTTTTTCCTGCAGTATTGCAATTAAACCCAGTTATATTTCGTTGTTTATCTGTTAATGTACGTGTTTTGAAAATGATATTACGTTTACTATCCTTTGCGATAAACCCAAATATATGTTTATTTACATTTGGTGGTGTGACTATAAATTTTTTGAGTACATGTTTATAATTGTTGATTTCTTCACTTTCTACCTTGTTCCATATGGGAGTATTATTGGTATTCAATGTATATATCTGAAAAGGTTGTTTATTATTTAATGAATCAATCAGAACAATAATGTTATCGTCAGTAATAAAGTTGTTATAATATTTTTTGATAATTTTGTCGTCATTAGATAAGTCAACTCCTTTTTTAAATATATGATTAATAACGGTAACTTTATCTTGTATTGGTAATAAATCTAAAAAGTGATGTATAATATATTTATCAAGTTGTTCTTTACTGAACTTATTCTCAATAAGTAGTGAATGAACCTTACTATAATGTTTATACCAGTCATTATCTCCCGATTTAATATTTTCGGTAGTTTTGGTTGTAGTTTTAGTAATATTTTGAGTAAGTGTTTTAATAATAGTAGCGTAGTCAGTTCGTGTAGTTTCAATAAGTGGTGTTTGTGTTGGAGAAGCCATTTTGACTGGTAATTCTAATTCAAGATTATTCGGTTTAAATGCGATAGGTATAGACCGTTCAATCAAAGAAGCATATTCGTCTGTAATTTCCATAGGTTGAAATACATAATATTTATCTTTGTTAACTAAATATCCATTTCTGCCATATTTATCTACAATAATTTCATTCTGGTTATTAACGAATCGTGTAAGTGCGAAATCAATTTGTTCTTTTGGATATTTTTTAATTATATTAATGGACTTAATTAAATCATTTCGTGTATAAAAAAATTGTTCTTTAAATAAGTTTCTAATTCGTTTAACAATAGCTGAAAATCCGATACGTGCGAACTCTTCGCTATATGTATGATTAACTATATCTTTATTATTAACCTCAGTATTAGCATAGCATTGATAATTACAATTATCCATATAGTCACATACGGGAGTAAATGGTTTATCGCCAATTGTAAACGGAATTTTGTTCTTAGAATTACTGGATAATTGAATCTGTATATCTTTATTTTGAACCATTTGTGTTAATTTATCAATTGTAAAATTAGTTTGTTCGATATTTAATTGACAATCAACAGAAATCTCTTTCATAACACGTGTTACATTGCCTATTAATTCTGCCTTTTTTTCAGCAAAACGATACACATATAAGTCGGCGGGTTCTTCTTGTTGTTCTGATATAGGGTTTGTAATATGTAGATAAATTTCAACATTGCGTTCTTCAAATGGTAAATTACAATGACTAAGGTTACGTACTCCACGTCCAATAATTTGTTCGGTACGATTGTTATTGTACCATGGCTCCATAATATGTACTTGACGAACGTTTTTAAAATCAAGACCTTCCGCCGCTGCTTTTGTAATAAGGATAACTTTTACATTTTCACCATTTTTATTATCGGTATTTGTAATATGCTTAATATCACTTAGATTGTCTGGTGAGAATAGTTTATCTCCTGTAATCATAACATATTTCGCTTGTTTAAATTTCCCTTTAACTTGTGATTTAGGTTTCATGGATATAGAATCAATAGGTTCTGTTGGTGATTTTGAAAATAAAGGTTTGGTATACGTAGCACTTCCATATCTGGTAAATCCTAACTCTTCCAACGCAAGAGCAACTGGTACAACTCCACCATCGATATATTGAGAATATACAATGATAACACCTTTTGATTTCATAATAGTATTACATATTGACGAAATTTTACCACTGTACTTAGGAAGAACATCGGGACTAAAAATACGCCCATAATTGTCAATGGTTTCGGGTTTATATTGGAAGTTGTACCGTATTTGGTCGGTAGTTTTATAAGTCATTATATTCATAAGACCATTTTTACCTACTATTCGTTTCACAACATCTTCTGAATTCATAGTACTGGGTTCTCCATTGATTATTTTATCAAGCTCTTTATTCGGGTAAACAATATCCAATGACTGAAGAGGTCTTTCTAAGTAAGTATATCCAAATGATTCCATGTTATCAAATGTCGGAATTTGTACTGATTCGTCTCCTTCGCGTGCCTTTATTGTAGATATTTTTCTCATGTTCTCAATAATATAATTATATCCTTTTAATTGGTACTCACCTATAGGGTTTGTATATACAGGTGTATGTTTTAATGGAGCAGTAATCTCTCGATTATTCATTTGTTTGGTCGGGTAATTTTCTACATCCAGACTACGAGTATTATCAAATGTCTCAGGATAAATGCGATATGGAAATGAATACGGGTTTTCACCACGGACAAATGAAACATAACCAGTTAATTTACGCATTAATAATTCCTTACCACTCTCAGATACGTTACCATTATCATCGGTAGTTGATTCAATAAAACTACCGTTTTTATCAAATACATCACTTTCAGAAATAGTACTACGATTGTCATTTACATTCATAAGATTTGTAAGCCATATGACTTCTTTGTAGCTGTTATACATAGGAGTAGCAGATAACAGAAGAAGACGAAGATTATTAGCATACTTACATATATTCAATAATAATGATGATGTTTTTTTCTTATCTTTATTGTCATCTCCTTGACGAATATTATGGACTTCATCAATGATAATAAGACGATTATCAAAGTATTTTTGTATTCTTTTTAATTTATAGTCCTTTCTTTGTGCGGTTGTATAGTTAACATTATCGGGTGGGACTGTTTTATTTTGTATGTAATGTGATAATTCAGTATATCCTACAAAAGAATAGTATTTATTAATTAAAGAATTAATGAGTGATGTAATTTTCTCTTTAGAAATGCCCTTTAAATTAGTAGGATTAATCTCAGATAATAATGAATTCCCTACACATGTGTTTAGATTCCATTGTTCTCCATCTAATTTTAATTTTCGTTCATCAAACAATTGAAGACGGAAGTTGTTTTGAACGTTAGGTGAGGCAACGATTAATATTTTTTGTTTTACACCGACTTGTTTCATAAAATGTCTCATCTCTTCAGAAATACCTATCGCACTGCATGTTTTTCCTGTTCCTAAACCATGATACAACAAAAGAGAATTGTATGGTGTTTGTAATGAAAGGAAATTTTTAACAAACATTTGATGTGGTAACAATTCAAAATCTGCTTTACATAGTATTTCTGCTTGTTTTTTGATGTCTTTAATTTCACCATCGTATCGTGTATCATTAAATTCTTTACGCAATGCGATTTTTGTACTAAAATTAGGGTCATTTAATTGCGGATAAAGGAAATCGTATGTGTCATCATTATTATCATATTCAAGTTTTTCTTTCTTAGATAAATATTGATTATATTCTTTAGAATCCATATCACTTGGTTCTATTCCTAATTGATTTTGTATATCCTGTATATCTGGTGTCAGTTCTATATCATCCATTTCAACTTTGGGTTCGGGTGATGGTTCAACTTTGGGTTCGGGTAATGGTTCAACCTCTGGTTCAACATCGGGTGATGGTTCAACTTTGGGTTCGGGTAATGGTTCAACCTCTGGTTCAACATCTGGGTCGGGTGATGGTTCAACATCTGGGTCTTCTGTCGGTCTATTCTCTAAGCATATAATCAATCGTATTAATTCATCAGTCATTCGAGCACCTAATATTTGGTTTTTATGAATACCTCGTTCTTCTCCAATAAGGTCAGATACCATATTTCTCAAATCTTTGGTGCTGAGTTTACGTGATTTAACTTGTTCTGTCAAAAAGTTCATTCTCTGTTGCTGTTGTGGAGTTTGTGGTTCGTATTTTTTAGAACAACCTGTGTTATTATTTGTGTCTTCTGTATTATTTATAATACGTGGCAAACATTTATTTTGAGCTATATTCCAACGTTCTCCCTTAGGACATCTTTTACGTGTGTTATTTTTAGGTACAGATTTATTTTTAACGGTGTTATTCATAATTTGATGATACTATATATATATTAAATATATATAGATAAAAAGGTGTGTGTTTTAACAATAGCATGATATACTATATTTTGACAGCGTATTATTTATTTTAGTAAGCATATACTGTTTTTCTAAATTATAGCTACGAATCGATGACACGCAGTTTTCGTAGGTTTTCCATTCCATTTTACTAACTTCTGTTTTTTCATAATTATCCATATTAAAATTCTGTTTACTATCAATGTACGTAATAAAATATCTATGTTTGTAAGATTTATAATTTGAACCAGTAAAAATCTCTTCAAATGGGAAAAGATTATCAATAAGCTTTATTGACCTTGTATCAATCCCGGTTTCTTCATTAAATTCTCTTAAAGCACAGTCTAAATCGGATTCATTATAATTACGCCGCCCTTTAGGGAATCCCCATTCAGGTTCATTCCAGAATGTATATTGATTACTTTCCTCAATCATTTCAGTTAACGAAAGTTTATTCGTTTTGTATTGAACTCCTTGTTTTAAATGATTAAATTTATTTCTGGACGACATTTCTTCTGCTATGTATTGATTGATTACATTCACATCATTCACATTACCCCATATATCATGCCATAATTGGTCGAACGTCAATGTATTTAATTTGATTTTTTCAGCATTCGTCATTTGTTTCAACATATTCATAATATAATCTTTATTTGTTAATGTATATTTCCCGCGCATAAAATCAATAAATCCTAATGTGTCTTTACGGCATATCATTAAATATTCTATTTTATTGTCACAAATGCGAAACGCAATAGACCCTAAACTTGTTATCGGTAATTTACATTGGTTATAGCTATGTCCGTGTTTCCCGCAATTATTACAATAGTTATCAGCCATATATCTATTGTTTTACATAAAGTAATCTTTACACCCTTTTTACAAAATAGTTGTATTTGTGTAAAATAAATATTACTAACGTGTATACAAAATGATATTTCATTCCGAAGTATGGGGACCTCATTATTGGTTTTTTTTACATACAATAGCCGAGTCTTATCCCAAAACCCCGAATGATGTAACAAAGAAGAAATACTACGATTTTATTCAGAACATGCCTCTATTTATACCCATTGAGGAAATGGGAAACAAGTTTAGTGAAATGTTAGATAAGTATCCTGTATCCCCGTATTTAGATAATCGTGATTCGTTTGTGAGATGGGTCCATTTTATTCACAATAAATTTAACGTATTATTAGGAAAAGAGGATATTTCATTACCGAGGGCTCTTGCAAAATATCGTAATGAATACTTACCTAAACCAGTGTATATAAGCAGTAAATTAAATTTGAATAAACATTATATACATTTAGCACTAATATTGATATGTGCGTTTTTGATTTATGTATACTATGAATAAATCGATTGAAAATGTGTATAGATAATATAAGAATAAGAATAACATGAGATTTGAATTAGTAATATTATTAATAGCCGGTTTTTGTATGGCAAACATTTACACTGATGGTAAGTATATGAGTTTATTATTATCGTGGAAAAAATATTATCAGATGGCGGGAATCGCATTTGGGGCGTTGATGTTTTATATCTTAATAAAGAAAAATCCGTTACGCGCTCGTGAGATAGTATCTACTTCTGGCGATTATATTAAATATTTACCTATCGATAAGAATGCGTCGAATATCATTTCCCCTATATTGGATTTCACTTCAAAACAAGGGTTTGTTTCGGGAAATGACAATCATCCAATGATGGCTCTATCGAATCCGTCCCAAATATCGGAAGATAGGATTATGAATTCGGGTAAAAAATCAACAAAGCGTTCTGTTAGTGAAACGAAAAAGAAGTTCGTAGCATCACGACAAAACTGGAAATGTGGAGACTGTCAGAATCAATTAACTGCTTGGTTTGAAGTAGATCATGTGGTTAGATTAGAATATGGCGGAAGTAATCATGTAGATAATTTAGTTGCTTTATGTCGTGAATGTCACGGGAAAAAAACAACAATGGAAAACTTGTAAAATGAATCTTACTAATATTTATTGTATGTATAATGTATAATAAATATGGACTTATCGGACGGAACCAACATAATGCCAATATTGAAATATATATTAACTTTTGGATTTCTGATTTATTTTGTAGTAACATTAATGCAATCATCTGAAGACCATCTATCATTAACGACTGGATATAATAATTATTTATTTCCATTAGTAGTAGGTTTGATATTTTTAATACCAACCGTGTTTTTAGGAAAAGAATCATTAAATAATAGCTATTATATTGGTGTGATTATAGGAACTATTGTATCCTTATTTGGAACAGTATTTTATTTTTATTCAAATATTAATGATTCAGCTTTCTCATTTGCGAACTATATAATATCCGGTATACTATCATTTGGTATCTTAATTGGATTAGCAATTGTGTTTTATTTTTATAGTAATCATTTAAAAACACAAGAGGGATGGGGTGGATTTTTCGTCCATCTATTTTTCTATGTTCCTTGTCTTATTTTGGATTTTTATAATTACATACGTCGAGAACTGCAACTAACAACCAATGTGGTATATTATTTATTCATAACTGAAATAGTTTTGATATTCCTCTATAATTATATTCCCACAATTATATCAAAAATTAGTTTGAAACAAGGCGTCCCTTTATTAGAAGGTTCTGCGTTTCTGGATATAGAAAAACCACTTATTTCAAGTTATGATTTAAAATTAACAGCAGAAAAAGATGATGTAAACTCCCCAGTGGTATACCGAAGAAATTATAGCTTATCAATGTGGGTAATGATAAACGCACATTCTGAAAATAAATTTTCTTACGCAAATGAAACCCCCATCTTTAATTATGGTAATGGAGTACCTAAGATAACCTATGTGAAAAAGACACCTCATAATAATAAAGATACATTAAAGGTGTATTTTTCAAACAATGAAAACAGTGATGAAAATAGTTACATTGTCGAAGTAGATACTCAAAAATGGAATCAGTTTATATTCAATTATACCGCAAATTCAGTAGACTTATTTTTAAATGGTTCGTTAGAAAAAACATTTAGATTCGCACATGATAATTCACCGGTATATACTGCGAATGATATTGTAGTAATTGGTGCGAATGATGGTATAGATGGAGCAATTAGTAATATTCGTTATTATGTAGGCAACTTAACACGTTCACAAGTCGCAAATTCATATAATTTTTTAATGAAAAAAAACCCTCCTGTAAATAATTTATAAATGTACTGTATATAATGGATACAATTACCATAATTTTGATAGTAACTATTTTAGTATTATTATACGTGTTATACGCTTATTTTACTGATAAATCATCTGACTTGGTACAAGAAGCCAGTTTATTAACCCCAGTACCAGCTATTTCAAATATAAGTGGTCCCAAAAATACTCGTTACGCACACTCAGTATGGATATATGTAAATACGTGGGATAACAATACAGAAAAAACCATTTTCTCTCGTGCCAATAATTTAAGGTTATATTTAGATAAAACTTCTCCTGTATTAAAACTTGATGTTACAATGAATAATAACACTACTGAAGCGCCAAGTATCGAAACAATGATTATCACTAACAATTTTCCTCTTCAGAAATGGGTAAATATTACAATTAGTATGGATAACCAATTTGCGGATGCTTATATTGATGGTAAATTAGTCCGTTCTCAGCGTTTTTTTAAGAAAACTGACAATAATGGTGGTGCTATGCCTATTGTACCACCTGGTAAAGAAATTCCTGTATATTTAGGCAATCAAGGTGGAAACTTTGATGCGTATGCTACTCAGTTTAGAAGATGGACGACCCCAGTCGACCCAGAAACTGCGTGGGATGTATACATGAAAGGTAACGGTTCAAGTAAAATGGCATCTGCATTGAACGATATAGGTATTGATTTATCTATCTTACAGAACAACGAAGAAATTAGAAAGTTCTCTTTGATGTAAGTAAAATGTTTTATATATCTATTATATAATATATAAACCGTAATGAATTTTCAACAAAACGCTAATCCCAATACAGGACCATTAAATACATTTAATCAAAGTATCCAAAGTGGTATTCAGGCTGTAGGAGAAGGATACGACCAGGCTAAGGGAACTTTAACGAGTAAATTCGACGAATTCTCAACCGAAGCCGCGGTTGGTGTTGGTGCTACTACAGGATTCTTATATTCAAATACGATCATCGCAAAATTCGCCTTTATTATTTTGGTATTGATTGTGTTTTTATTTTTAATGAATCTGGGTATAAGTCTGATAAGTTATTTTACAAGACCGAGTCATTCACCTTATATAATTGATGGTATGATTGATGGTACAAATGACATGATTGTGTCTCAAGACCCTAAGAATACTGAAAGTAAGCCAATCTACAAGTCTAATAATGAATCGGAAGGCTTAGAGTTTACCTGGTCTTCTTGGATATATATTGATGATTTAAATAAAAATGACAGTAAATATCAGCATATATTCAGTAAGGGAGATGGCGGATTTGACCCTGTTACAAATATTGCGAGTGTAAATAACGCACCCGGTATGTATATTTCACCAATGACAAATAAGCTTCATATTATTATGGATTCTGTAAAAGCTCATGATAGTTCTACCAGTAACCCTAATATTATTGACATAGACAATGTGCCATTAAAAAAATGGGTTCATATTGCTATCCGTGCGATGAATACAAAAATAGATGTATATGTGAATGGAATAATCGCAAGTCGCCTTGAAATGCTGGATACACCAAAACAAAATTATGGTGATATTTATATCTCACAAAATGGTGGGTTTATGGGGAAATTATCAGCATTAAGATATTATAATCGCGCATTAAACATTTTTGAAATTAATCATATTGTATCAAGTGGTCCAAATTTATCAGTGGTGAATAACATGGGAGCACAGAAAGGATTTAAATATTTATCTAATTACTGGTATTCATCCAAATATTAGAAATTTCAACTAACAATCTCGTAGTATAGTATAAGTGATACTATACTATGGCAGAAACAACCGACCCTTTATGTAGTACTATTCAACAAAGAAGAAAACAGTTTGTATTTGCGGTCCCTCCGCCAAGAAGTACAATTTTAGGTGAAAATAATAATCCGTATTTGAGTGGAACACATACATCATTTGATTTAAATATGAGAAGAAAAGCAGAAATATTGAAATATGCTGGTAATAAACAATCTACAAAACAAAACTCTTTTACAAAAAAGGAGTTATATAAAAATGCGATGATGGGTTCTACGCGTGCGAGTAGCCGCGTATTAGATTGCCCTGACACTGGTATAATATATACTCGTAGTAGTGCGGCTGGTGTTCCGGGTCCATCGATTAATTTATATCTGGATAAAGAAGTTCCGTTATATAATTATGAAACTGGTACAGAACCCAAGGGTATATCAGAACCAGATATAACAGATAAATGGATGTTTACTACCCCAGATGAAAACACATATTTTAATGATGATGAAGAGACCGAATTCATATCATTGAATATAACTGACCTAATTGATTTACCAGCATATACTTATCGGATGAGTATTCCGATTGGTTTAAATATAACAGGTAGAAAGCTAATTGATGGAGATATATCCTATAATAATCTAACTATATCATTGGATGAGCTAAGTCCATTTGAGTTTGCGGTAAAATATAATAATGAATACGTACAAAACGTCAATAGTAGTATTGGTTATACATATGATGACAGCAATATAAGTTCAATGACGTTTGATATTTCCAATAATGTAAATGATTTCAATGCGACTTTATATGCAGGTGTATTAAATGTAACAAATATAAATCTATACACGGAATCAGGATATACATATGATTTTCATATAACACCGAAATTAAAAATTGTTATTGGAAATGCTGATATAACAAGTAATTTTAACGTACAATACGACATAAGTTATGGTGTATTTATGAATATATCTGAAACGAATATGAGTGATGCGTCTGGATGTACGATAACAACCGAACCCAGTACACAATCATATGTTCCATTTACATTTTTGGATATGTAAATACCCATTCTAATGTCTAATACAAAAATATCGTTAGACATTACAAAAATTACCAAGTGCTACGGTCAGGGTTACTCTTCACACTTTTTAATGGATGCGGTTGAGCCCTTTGTTTTGGTTGCATATTAGATGTTAATGTAGGATTCAAGCACATTTTTGCGTTAGGAAATACTTGTCCGGACATACATTTTGAAGCGTCATTTATTTCAACACACCCACGTTTTCCATTATGTTCGCCAACTAAACACCAGCTTGATTTTAATGATGAGCCATTGGTCTGGATAGGGCTTTCTGCTTTATCAGATTCAGGTTCTGATATAACCATATCCAGGTCTTTTTTAGTTTGTAGGTTTACCGCACCTTTACTTGCGTCTTTTAGAAGATTTCCTACCGATTGAACGGTGCCCTCAGCAATATCAACACCCGCACGAGCAACATCAGATGTAACATCAGCAGTTGTATTTATTAAAGTACCAGCAGTATATCCCAAAATAGCTAATATTTGATAAATAAGGGGTTTGAAGATGTTAATGACTACTTGAACGGTATTACCAACTATTATAAATAGATTTATCCCTAAAAGAGATAATATTAATAATGTAGCTAAAATAAATATCATGTAGTTTTTACTATTACCCTCAGATGAAATAAATTTAGTAGAATCAGATAGTGAATCCATATTTATAATATAATATACAAAAATATTTTATTTAGTAGGTTCGTTTGCTTTCTTCTTATATAATGTGTTTTTAATGTAAATGGGATTATTTAATATGCTTGAAACGTTTTTCTTTGTGGTTTTGGCTATAACCTTTGTGTTAATATTGTATTTGGTATATCACTTCAGACAAAAGTTCACTGCTTTAGAAACTAAATGCGATACGATGTTTGAAATTATTAATAATATAGTGACTGAAATGAATAACCGTAATACTTTAGTACACCATGGTGGTATGCCTGCAAATATAATATATACCCCAGCCGTAGAAGAACAGGCACACCATTATGATGCTTCTGAATTACCCAAATTAGTGGTGTCTGAAAGTGAGGATGAGAGTGAGGATGAGAGTGAGGATGAGAGTGAAGATGAAAGTGAGGATGAAAGTGAGGATGAAAGTGAGGATGAAAGTGAAGATGAAAGTGATGGTGTTATTTTACCAGAAGAATTAAATCATACTCCACCAATAAAGGTAATAAATGTTGGCATAGGCGAGATTGACGAAAATATTAATCCAGAAGAAGAGCTAAGTGTAGCAACCGACGAACATGACCCTGATATTCATAATGGGTTAGACCCTGATACTACATATAATTTGATTGTAGATAAATTAGACGACACTTTAGAGAATAGAGATGAAATTCAAGATGTGCCTATGGATGTTTATAAAAAGATGAATATAACAGCATTAAAAACAGTAGTAAATGAAAAAGGTTATACAAATGATGTTGGTAAAATGAAGAAAAATGAGTTATTGAAACTTCTTGAAACATTAGCATAAATAGAAAATGATATTATAATTTCTAACGGTTTAGTATATTATAATGTTTTCACGTTCAACCAGTATGTACCAAAGCGTAGATTGTGCATATCCTATTATTAAAGAAACTGTTCCTGAATCATCTAGAGGATACCATACTAATAACAAATATCCTGAATTTCCGCCATTAATGAGCGATGGACGGTCAGTTACTGCTACATGGCAATCAGAGTCATCTATAAATGCTGATTTAGTAGAAAATTCCGGCATTAAATCAAATTGGGAATATCGCAAGTATTTAACCGATAACGCAAAAAAAATCATGGAGTATAATTTTCGTGAATCATCAAATGACACTGGATATTACAAACGTCCTATTGATATTCCAAGCATTCAATCAAACGTAATTAAGGGATTTCATAACCAACCTTATTTATATTCATCTGGTACAGACCAGACAAAACCATTTGGATACGCATCCAGTGATTTAAAAGAATTATATTTAACAAGAGAACAATTAGCAGCACGAAAGATGTCACCCATTGTAGTTCAACCAACAACTAATCAAAACTAACTATCTACATGGTCTTACACGTTCAGATGGAGTGAATATAGCCCGTGCCAGTAGGAATGCGATTATAATAAAGAATGTTACGAAGAATGCTATCATTTTTACGCAATTAATATATTGTGGTATACATAGTAATACAAAATTCAATTTTTGTATAATATGTTTATGGATTCAAATAATATAAATCTCACGATGTATATTATTGTAAGAGAACTATGAAAGTAATAAGTTTTGACGTAGGAATAAAGAATATGGCTTATTGTATTTTAGAACACACTGGAAATGAAGTATTGATAGACAAATGGGGTGTTTTGAATTTTACAGATAATGCTAACGTTACATATAATTGCGATTGTAAGAACAAACCAAAAAATAAAAAGACACCTCCAACAGATTGTAGTAAAAAGGCGAAATATCAGAAGAATAATAAATATTATTGTGAAAAACATGCGAAAGAATGTTCTCAATATATGATTCCTACAAAGGAAATGAAGACGCCATTCTTAAAAAAATTAAAATTAAACGACCTTATTCAACAAGGTAATAAACACCTTGTATTTTTAAACATAGAGAACATTGATAAACTAAAGAAAGCTGAAATATTGGATATAATAGTGGAATATTATCAAAAGAATTGTTTTGAGCCAGTTACAAGTAAGAAGGTTAAAACTGCTTCAGAAACTGACTTAATTAGCATTGGTAAACGAATGAAAGACCAATTAAATGAAATTGATGACATCAAAAACATACAATATGCGGTAATTGAAAACCAAATATCCCCTATAGCAACCAGAATGAAGACAGTCCAAGGAATGTTAGCACAATATTTTATAATGTTGAATGACAAAATGGATATAGAATTTGTATCATCATCACATAAACTAAAACAATTTTCTGAAATAAAAATAGATGATAGAGAACATTGTAATAATTTGGTCGAAAATACGAAAAATACGGGTCAAATCAATGCCAATTATAAGAAACATAAAAAAGACGGAGTGTATTATTGTTCTCTTATGATAGATGCGAATGATAATTTACATAAATGGAAAGATTCCTTAAATACAAAGAAAAAAGACGACCTGGCTGATTCATTCCTACAAGGTATTTGGTATTTAAAACACAAAAAATTAATATTGTATGCGGATGATTTAAAAATAAAAATTGTATAAATATCATAATAGTATGGAAGTTGTAGATTTAGGTGCTCTCAGTGAAATTGACGATTTACCAAGTATGGAACATTCAAGAACAGGCTCAAATTTTGGGTCTGGTATTGAACTATTAATGAACGACAAAAAAGTATCATCCAATAATGATTTAAATTTAGGAGAACTCGATAATTTAGAAAATGAATTAAATGAGATTTCAGGACGTAATACGCCTCAAACAGAAATGAATAGTAATACAAAATCATTCTCTGGAATGGCATCTAATTTATTTGGATTTGGTAGTAATCCTGAGCCTTCACCTCCATCATATGGAGAACAATCCGACTCTAATTTAGGTCAAGCTACTCGTGATAGTATTGGTACAGCTAAAACTTGGGATGGATTTTCAAAGATGTCAGAAATGCCATTAAATGACGATATCAAAGTACATACTAATATGAGCGAGCGAGAACAACGCAGAAAGAAACGTGCTATGCTTAAAAAATTAGATGACTGGTATGAAAAGGGACTAATTAAGCATAATTCTCATTTTACATTAGACTCGGACTTTGATGAGATTGAAGATGAGTACGAAACCGCACTCGAAGACAAGCGCAAAAAGGACAGTGTAAAACTACAAGGATGGTGGTTTATGACATTTATTAATTCATTAGAATATGCTAACACCGCATTTAACCCATTTGATTTAAATTTGGATGGATGGGGAGAACAAATCAACGAAGATATTGATAGTTATGAAGAATTATTCAGCGAATTACATGATAAATATAAGGGTGGTAAACTCGCACCTGAAATATCTCTTCTTCTTCGTATTGGATTTAGTGGTGCGGTATTGAACTTTTCAAATAAGGCTTTATCGAGTGCTACCCCAGCGTTTAATGATGTCATTAAACAAAGCCCAGAATTGATGAAGATGTTTACCAACGCAACAGTAAGTAGTATGAGTCAACAATCACCTGGGTTTGCGATGGCAAGTAACTTAATGCAAGAATCTAATAACAAACCACGTGGACCTCCTCCACCCGCTCCGGTTGAAACCCAAAATATGCCCCCTCAGTCAAGACCTGGTATGAACTATTCAAATGAAGCCCCTTCTAATCGTCCCGACATCAATGCAAGCCGCGGCACGATGTTTAGAGAACAGGGTGTAGATATGAATTCTCAACAAAATATAAATGAACCTCCAAGAAGTATGAGACCCCCAGTTCAGCGTCAAGAAATGAAAGGACCAAGTGATATAGACAATATTTTATCTGGATTAAAAACACGTAATGTAAATATTCACGAAAAACCTCAATCAACCACTCAAGGTATGTCTAACGACGAAGACTCTGTAATATCCATTTCATCATTAAATGGAATGCAAAATACAAATATGCCTAAGCGAGCACGTAAGAAGAACACTTCTAATAAGAACACAGTGTCCTTAGATATTTAATATCAATATAAAATATAATGGATACGCCCACGACCTATACACCCGTGAAGATTTAAAATGGCACGATAAAGAACTTAAAGAATAGTTACCATATAATAGTAATGAGAAGAGGTTTTTATAATTGTTCCTCTAAGATACATTCGTGGGTGGATGCTTCCTTGCTATAAAAGCAATTAGGCGGTTTCCACATTTACACCACTCAAAAAC